AATGGACTGAGACCGCCAAGCTGCACATCGATGCCAAGGAATATCGCTTCATCTCGCCGGTGATCTTGTTCGACAAGAAGACCGGCGCAATCAAAAAGATCATCAACGCCGCACTGACCAACAACGCTGCCATCGACGGCATGGAAGAGGTCAGCGCGCGCCTTTCCGCTTCACTCACACTACAGGAGACATCAAGCATGGGAGAGTTGCTCGAACAACTGCGCTGGTTTTTTAACCTGCCCACACTGGCCACGGTGGAAGAGATTCTGGCCGAGGTGCAAAAAGCCGCCGAGAAAATCAAGTCCGACAACGCCGCTGCCGTGGCCGCTGCCGGGTTCAGCTTACCCGGTCTGCTGTCCGCCAAGGACGGGCAGATCGCCGCACTGACCGCCGCCACGCCAGACCCGGCCAAGTATGTGCCGGTGGATGCGATGGCCGCGCTGCAAACCGAAGTCGCCGCGCTGCGCAACGAGACGGTCGAGCGCGAAGTGGAGGGCGTGGTCACTGCCGCGCTGTCTGCAGGCAAGTTGCTGCCGTCCCAGGAGAAGTGGGCGCGCGATCTGGGCAAAGCCAACCTCGCGGCGCTGACCCAGTACCTGAAGACGGCGCAGCCGATCGATGCGCTGACTGCCACGCAGACCGGCGGCAAGAAGCCGGAAGGCCAAGCCGAGGGCGAGCTGAGCGAAGCGCAGCTGGCGATGTGCGCGGCCACTGGCGTCTCGCCGGAAGCATTCAAGAAGACGCTGGCTGCCCAGTCTGCGTCCTAACCAACAACCTAACAGGAGAACGACATGCCTTTGACTGCTGATCGCAATACCCAAATGAAAGACGGCGAACTGATCGCCGTGCCCATCGCCGCCGCCAAGAAGATTTTCGCCGGCAGTCTGGTGGCCGCAAACGCCACCGGCTATGCCACACCCGGCGCTGTCGCTGACACGCTGACCTATCTGGGTCGCTCGGAAGAGACGGTGGACAACATGGGCGCAGATGGTGCGCTGAGCGTGCTGGTGCGTCGCGGCAAGGCGTTCAAGTTCGCCAACAGCGCCGCCGACGCGGTGACGCAGGCCGGCCTGGGCAAGCTCTGCTACATCGAGGACGACCAGACCGTGTCTGCCACCAGCGCCACCGGTGCCCGTTCTGCAGCCGGTATCGTCATTGGTGTGGAAACCGACGGCGTCTGGGTGCAGTAAGCCCCGATCCGACCGCTCGTTAATTAAAAGGAGAATCCCATGATCGTCAACCGCGAGAACCTCGCCAACCTCTTCATCAGCTTGAAGACCACGTTCAACAACGCCTTCGGTGCTGCGCCGTCGGTCTGGCAGAAGATCGCCATGAAGGTGCCCAGCACCACCGGCCAGAACGATTACGCCTGGTTGAGCAAGTTCCCGATGATGCGGAAGTGGATCGGCGACAAAAGCGTGAAAGCGCTGGAAGCTTCCAAGTACACCATCAAGAACGACGACTTCGAAGCCACTGTTGAGGTGGATCGCAATGATGTCGATGATGACAACCTGGGCATCTACGGCCCGCAGGCACAGATGGCCGGTGAGTCTGCCGCCCAGCTGCCGGACGAGATCGTGATGGCGCTGGCCAACAGTGCGTTCACCGCCGAATGCTTCGACGGCCAGTTCTTCTGCGATACCGACCACGTCGTGGCCAAGGCGTCCGTCTCCAACAAGGGCACGGTAGCGCTCTCTGTGGCGACGCAAGCCGCTGCGATCGCCAGCTACGGCGCAGCCCGCACCGCGATGCGCAAGTTCAAGGACGACGAAGGCCGCCCGCTGAACATCACGCCGAACGTGCTGCTGGTGCCGCCCGCGCTGGAACACATCGCCCTGGCATTGGTGAACAACGACCGCCTGGATGACGGAAAGGCCAACCCCTTCAAGGGCACGGCTGAGGTGGTGGTGGATGCACGCCTGACCAGCGACACCGCATGGTTCCTGCTGGATACCACCAAGGCGATCAAGCCCTTCATCTACCAGGAGCGCAAAGCCCCGGTGTTCGTCGAGCAGACCGACATGAACAGCGACAACGTGTTCATGCGCAAGAAGTTCCGCTACGGCGCTGAAGCGCGCGCAGCAGGCGGATACGGTTTCTGGCAGCTCTGCTACGGCTCCACCGGCGCATAAGGAATACACCCCCGAGCGGTAGCACGCTAACCGGAGCCGCCCTGAGTGCGGCTCCGGGGTGTGAAGGACAAACGAACAAGGAGTGATCATGGCTACAGCAAGCAAGAACAAGGCAGCTGCACCAGCTGCTGCTGACAACAAGGCCGGGGCAGATGCCGCAGCCGCAAAGCAAACCGCCGCGAAAAAGACCGTCAAGGTGCCCGCGCTGAGCGTCGTATCCAGCCGCGATGGCTTCCGCCGTGGCGGCCGAGCATGGAGCAAGGAAGCGACCGTGGTGAAGCTCTCCGCGCTGAGCCGTGAACAGATCGCACAGATCAAGGGCGAGTCGCTGCTGAAAGTCACCGAAGTCGAAGTCGACGAAGAAGCCGCATCCGAGTAAGTCATGAGCTACGTCACCGCCACCACCCTGCTGAACCAGTTTTCTGCCGACGAGATCGCGCAGCGAGCTGATCGCGGCATCCCGCGCCTGGTGTCGGCAGAAATGCTGACGACAGCGGCGGCAGGTGGCGACATGAGCGGGTACACAGCGGACGAACAGGCTGCCGCCACTGCGGCGCTGGCGCTGATCGATGGCAAGTTGATGGATGCGGACAGCGTGATCGATGGGTATTTGTTGTCACGCTTTACTACACCTCTTGCGTCTGTCCCGCGCTTGGTGGTGGGGATTGCGTGTGACCTTACCCGTTATGCGCTGTACGACGACATCGCCACCGAGCAGATCACCCAGCGTTACAAGGACGCCATCAAGATGCTGGAGGCGATCGGCAGCGGAAAGGTCGGGTTGGGTATCAGCCCTGCTGGCGGCAAACCCGCTTCCTCCGGTAGCGCATACATCGGGTCTTCCGGCTCGGTATTCAGCCGCGAGGGGCGACTCTGATGGCCAACGGCATCCTCATTCGTGCAGAGATTGAGGACAGCGGCATCCGCGCCAAGCTGATGGCGCTGATCGCGTTGGGTCAGGACCCATCCGAGGCGCTGCGGGATATCGCAACCCTTGGGGAGAACTCAACCCGCGAGCGGTTCCGCATGCAGATCGGTCCGGATGGTAATCGCTGGAAGCCGAGCTTGCGTGTGCAGTTGAATGGCGGCAAGACGCTGACCAAAGATGGGCATCTGGCCGATTCGATCAGCAGCCGCTCTGGCCGCAGCTTTGCCGAGTGGGGGACGAACCGTGTGTATGGGGCGATCCACCAGATGGGCGGCACGATCAAGCCGAAAGGTGCCGGGTCGCTGCGCTTCAGGTTGGCCAATGGCGCGTTCGTCAGCACGGACAAGGTCGAGATCCCGGCACGGCCTTACCTGGGCGTGAACGATGAGAATGCGGCCGACATCCTCGACCTGCTGACCGACCGCATTGAGGGGGCGCGCTGATGTTCGCGGAGATGGAAATCGGGCTGGTGGCTGTGATCGAGGCGAGTCCGTTGGCGCAGAAGCTGGTGTGCGTGGAGACGCTGCCCGAGCTGGATGGCGACAACCTGGTCAAGCAGTTCGCGGCCAGATCACCTGCCGTCTATGTTGTGGCCGGGGTGCATGCCCCGGTGTCGGATGGCGCGATTCGCGTGCCGTTCGGGCTGGCTTGTGTGGCGCGCAATGCGCGTGGTCATGAGTCGGCGCGGCGCGGCGATGGCAAGACGATCGGCATGTATCAGATCCTGTCGGCGGTGTTGGGGCTGCTCGATAACGGCCGGGCGGGCAGTTATGTCTGGCGCGTGACGGGCGCGGATCTGATGACCGACGACAAGCTGAGCGCGGCCGGTTTGACTTGCGCAGTGGTTCGCGTCGAGACGCTGGCGGCGTTGCCGAACGGCATTGACGACGCTGCGCTGGCGGCGCTGTCCGAGTTCACCACGCTGCGCGCGGACTACGACATCGCGCCGCACGATTCGGCAGCAGAGCATGCCAAGTGGGCCGGTGATGTGCCGGATTATTCAATCAGCAAGCCTGATCTTCAGGATCAGCAACCAGTACAACCATAAGGAGATGACCATGCAGCTGCAATTCGGACAACCCGTATTCGCCAAGCCCGCCAAGGGCCTGCGCGTGCGCAAGGAAGACGGCACGTATCTGCCGGAGGCGGGCGATACCGTGATCCACAGCAGCTACTGGTCGCGCCGCGACAAAGATGGCGATGTGGCGTTGAGCGAGCTGCCCAAGTCTAAAAAGACCGCATAACCACCGTTAAAAATTTCAGGCACTTAACAGGAGATCACCATGCCGGACAACATCACTTTCCAAACCATTCCCACCGACTGGCGCGTGCCGGGCCAATACATCGAGATCGATCACACCCGCGCCGTGCGCGGCCTGCCGCAGATGGCGCACAAGATGCTGATCCTCGGTCAGCGCCTGGCGACGGGCACGGTGGCGGCCGGTGTGTTGAGCAAGGTCACCCGCAAGGAAGACGGCGTGGACTACTTCGGCCGTGGCTCGATGCTGGCACAGCAGATCGCTGCCGTGATGAAGGTCAACCCGTACATCGAGTGCTACGCGCTGGCGCTGGACGACAACGCCGCCGGTGCTGCCGCGACCGGCACGCTGGTATTCACCGGCACGCCGACCGCGACCGGCACGCTGGCTCTGTATATCGGCGGACGCCGCCTGACGGTGGGTATCACTGCCGGGCAGACGGCCACGCAGATCGCCACCGCTGTGGCGGCCGCGATCAATGCCGATCTGGATGGTGCGGTGACTGCTGCTGCAGCCATCGGCACGGTGACGGTCACCGCGCGCCACAAGGGTGAGGAAGGCAACGATATCGACATGCGTGTGAACTACTACCAGGGCGAGGTCACTCCGGCCGGTGTGGCGCTGGCGATCACCGCGATGTCGGGCGGTACCGGCAATCCGGACGTGACCGACGCGATCACTGCGATGGCTTCTCTGGCGGCCTACTCGATCATGATGGCCTGGACTGACGTGGCGAATGTGACGCTGATGGAGACGGAGCTGCAGGCACGCTGGGGCGGTATGGATATGCGCGCCGGCCACGTGTTCTGCCACAAGGCTGGCAGCTACAGCACGCTATCCAACTACGGCTCGGCACGCAACAGCGGCCACAGCACGTTCAGCGGCTTGAAGGCTTCGCCCACCCTGCCCTGGGTGATCTCTGCCCAGTTCGGCGCGATCTGCGAATTCTCCGGCGCGAACGATCCGGCACTGCCTTTCCGCACGCTGTCGCTGCCGGATGTGATGGCACCGGCCGAGGCGGATCGCTTCACCGACACCGAACGCAACCTGCTGCTGCACGACGGCATCAGCACGATCGTGTTCGACCCGTCTGGCGCGGCCAGCATCGAGCAGGTGGTGACCACCTACCAGACCAACAGTTTCGGCATGGACGATGTGAGCCTGCTGAAGCTGAACACGAAGTGGACGGTGGACTATCTGCGCTTCCTGTTCCGCTATGCGATCGCAACGGACTACCCGCGCCACAAGCTGGCCGGTGACGACGTGCTGGAACGCATCCAGCCTGGGCAGCAGATCGCCACGCCGAAGCTGATCCGCAACACGCTGATCGGCGCGGCCGCGAAGGCGGAAAAGGCCGGGCTGCTGGAAGACCTGGAACAGTTCAAGGCCGATCTGATCGTGGTGCGTTCCACGGCGGATACCTGCCGCATCAATTCCATCCTGTCGCCGAACGTGGTCAACCAGTTCGATGTGTTCGCGGCTTCCGTTCAATTCGTACTGTAAGAGGAGACCGACATGTCACAAGTATTCGGACGCGCTTTCATCACCGTGGCGGGCAAGCGCTACAACACAAAGGAAGGCGCCAGCCTTAAATTCGGCGGCGTGAGCCGCGAGGCGGTGGTCGGCGATGCGGGTGTCGCTGGCTACCAGGAGAAAATCGAAGCGCCGCAGGTGGATTGCACCATCATCCACACGGCCACCATCAGCTTGAAGGAGATCCAGGGCATCAAGAATGCCACGATCAGCTTCGACACCGACAACGGCAAGAGCTTCGTGATCACCAACGGGTTTTGTCTGGCGGCGCCGGAACTGTCGCGCGATGGCGTTAAAGCGACCTTTTCGGGTACGCAGTGTGAGGAGATTTAAATGAACAAAGAAATGATTGAAATCAAACTGTCGAAGCCCATCACGTTCGGCGGTGAGCAGATCGATGTGTTGCGACTCCGCCGCCCCAAAGCGCGCGACTTCCGCGAGATCGGCGGCCTGGACAAGCCGTTTGCGGCAATGCTGGATTTTGCCGCTTCATTGGCTGATCTGGCCCCCGCCGCCATCGACCAGTTGGACGTTGACGATGTGCCAGCGGTCGTGGAAGTGGTGAGCGGTTTTTTGGGTCAATTCCCCGCAACTGGGGTGAAGTAATTGGGGATGTTGCGGTGACGTTCCACTTCCCGCCGACGGATATTTGGGCGATGGATGCGGAGGAGTTGATGTTCTGGCACGCGCAGGCGCTGCGCGTGAACAAGCCTAAGTCGTCGGGTTAGGCGCGACCGAACAGGCGCAGCCACACGGCTTCGACGAGATCGGCCACGCGTAAGGCTAGGCCGAAGAAGATCGTCCAGACAAGGAAGAACACGATGGCGGAAACCCAGCCTTCCTGAATCAACAGATAGCCGGATAGCCAGAGTTGAGCAGTGAGCAGCACAAGCGCCAATAGCGTTCTAATCGTTTTCATGGGGGCACTTTAGCATGTCATCTTCGATGTTTGTAGTAGGCGTGACGCTGAAGGCTTTCGATCAGATGAGCGGCGTGCTCGGGAATGCGACAAAGAACTTGTCCGGCGTCCAGAAAAAGATTGACGGCATCCGGGCGTCCGCCGAGAAGCTTGGCCGCGCAGGGTTGGCGGATGGGTTAATCGTGGGGGCCGGATTGCAGAAGTCGATCTCGGCTTTCGCAGAGCTTGAAGATGCCTCTGTACGCCTGAAATCCACCATGATGGACAAGAACGGCGTCACCGGCGCGTTCGACCAGGTGAACGCGCTGGCAGTCGAGTTGGGCAACAGGCTGCCAGGAACATCTGCCGACTTTATAAACATGATGGCAGCACTGAAGCAGCAGGGCATTGGGGATCAGTCGATCTTGGGCGGCGTTGGCGAGGCGGCGGCAAATCTTGCGGTGCTGCTCAAGATGCCAGCAGATGCGGCGGCTGTGTTCGCAGCCAAGATGAAAAAGGCAACCGGCACGGTCGATGCGGACATGCTGGGCTTGATGGACACCATCCAGCGGACCTATTTTCTGGGCGTGAAGGCGGACGAGATGATGTTCGCTTTCGCTCGAAGCGGTGGTGCGCTCAAGAATTTCGGCATACAGGGTTTGGAGCAGGCCAAGGCGCTTGCGCCAATCTTTGCGCAACTAACCGGCGGCGGCATGAGCGGCGAAACGGTGGGTACGGGTTTCGCCACGATCCTGTCGAGCATGGCGGATGGCAAGAAGATGCGCGAGGTGAACGGCTATTTGTCGAAGATGGGCATCACCTTGAAATTCTTCGAGAACGGTAAGTTCGTCGGCCCCAAGCAGATGGTGGCGGAACTGGACAAGCTGCGAAAGCTGGACCCACAAAAGCTGAATGCCGTGCTTAAACACATGACGGGCGGCGGGCAGGATATGCAGATGCTGGCGACGCTGGTTAATGACGGAATCGCTGGCTATGAGGATATGCTTAAACGCATGGAGGAGCAATCCGACCTGACGCGGCGCGTGAACTTGCAATTGGGCACGCTGAAGAATCTGTGGGATGCAGCCAGCGGCACATTTACCAACGCGCTGGCGGCTTTTTCGGAGACGTTTGCGCCGGAATTGAAGGCGATGACGGAATGGTTTGGCAGGCTGGCTGAAGGCATGTTCAATTTCACCAAGAGCCATCCATTGTTGGCGAAGTGGCTTGGGTTGGCGACCGTTGGTTTTGTCACATTGGCGTTGGTGGTGGGTGGATTTGCCATTGTGTTTGCCGGGGTGCTGCGCTATGTCGCGCTGCTGGCCACGATCGGGCCGGGACTGGCGGTGGTGATCGGCGGTATCGCGACGGCGTTCCGTGTGCTCGGTACGGTATTTGCGTTTGTTGGGCGGCTGTTTCTATTGAACCCGATAGGTTTGGTGGTGACCGCGATCGCGGGGGCCGCTTATCTGATCTACAAGAACTGGGACACACTGAAATCGTGGTTCACCGGGTTCTTTGAGTGGATCGGCACGAAAGCCAAGGCGTTGCAGGATATGTTGCCGGAGTGGATGAGGGAATTCACGCCACACGGGTTAATCATCGGCCAAGTGGCCAAGCTTGCGCCCGCGCAGAACGTCATGGGGCCCTCGGCGCCTGCTGTTGCGGGTGCGCAGCGCGGGCTTGACGCTGGTGGAGAAATAAAAGTTAGCGTGGAAGATAACCGCGTGTCGGTCAGGTCGGTAAAAACAAATGACCCGCGCGTGAATTTTAACGTCCATAACGGCCCGTACATGGCGGGGGCGAACTGATGTCCTGGCGCGATCAATGGCAGACGGCAAGTTTCCGTGGCGTTGGCTTCCGCTTCCGCACGGCATCCGCCACGCTCGGCCGGCGCAATGTGGTGCATAGCTATCCCGGCCGCGATGCGCCATTTGTGGAAGACATGGGGCGCAAGGCGCGCGAGTTCACCCTGGAAGCGTTTGTCATCGGCGCGAACTACATGGCGTGGCGCGACAATTTGGAGGCGGCTTGCGAGGAGCGCGGACCCGGCGAGCTGGTGCACCCGACGCGCGGCCGCATGCAGGTGGCGGTGCAGGATTGCCGCCCGAGCGAGAGCGTGGATGCGGGCGGGATGGCGAGCTATTCGCTCACGTTCATTGAGGCCGGCGGCAATGCCTTCCCCGCCGTGCGGGTGGATACGCAGGCGGCGATCACGGTGGCTGCGGATGATGCGGTGGCGGCAAGCATCACTGACTTCGCGGACAAATTCTCTATCGCTGGTATGCCTTCCTTTGTTGGGGTGCGCGCGCTGGCCAGCGTGAACGCGGCGCTGGATACGGCCTATGGCGCGACGTTGAGAGGCTTTGCCCAGGTCAATGTGTTGCCAGGTATCTATGCTGATCTGAGCACTTTGCAGGGGCAGGCCGAGCAGTGGCTCAGCTTGCCTTCGACGTTGGGCGAGAAGCTTGCCGCCCAGGTTGCAATGATCGGGGATCTGTTTGAGCCGGAGCATGCCTATACGGCGGGCGGCGCGGTGGCTGGATTTTCCGGCACGCAGACGAGCGGCACAGGTACGCCAGCGCAAGCGCAGGCCACTCAGAACGATGTGGCTGTCACGGCGCTGATGCAGTGCAGCGGTTTGGTGGTGGCAGCGCGTGCGGCGGGTGCGATCGAGTTTGAGAGCAGCACTGATGCACTGGCGGTGCGCGACAGCCTGGTGGACCGGCTGGACGCCGCAGCGGAGACGGCCTCGGATGAGGTGTATTTCGCGTTGACCAATCTGCGCGCAGTCCTGGTGCGCGATATCGGCGCGCGGGCGGCCGATCTGGCGCGGCTGATGCAGTACACGCCGGGCGCGACGATGCCTGCCATCGTGCTGGCTTACCGCCTGTATGGTGATGCCGAGCGGGCGGATGAGATCGTGGCGCGCAACCGCGTGCGGCATCCAGGATTTGTGCCGGGCGGTCAACCGCTGGAGGTGCTGAGCAATGGTTGAGATCAGGATCGGCGACCAGGTGTATGGCGGCTGGAAGACGGCGCGCATCGAGCGCGGCATCGAGCAGATCGCGGGGAGCTTTGAGCTGTCTGTTTCCGAGCGTTGGGCGGGGCAGGCTGTGCCGAGACAGATCCGCCGTGGCGAGCGCTGCACGATATTGGCCGATGGCGAGACGGTGATCACCGGCTGGGTGGACGATGTTGCGCCGTCGTATTCGGCGGATGCGCACGAGTTTCGCGTGATGGGCCGCGATGCAACCGGCGATCTGGTGGATTGTTCGGCGATCTATAAGACCGGCCAATGGTCTCGCGTGAAGCTGGACAGGATCGTGCACGACATCTGCGAGCCTTTCAAAATCCCAGTCGCTGTCGAGGTGGATGTCGGCAAGGCGATCCCTGATCACAGAATAAACGAGGGCGAGTCTGCCTTTGAGTGCATCGAGCGCGCGTGTCGCATGCAGGCGGTGATGCCGGTCTCTGATGGTAAGGGCGGACTGGTGCTGACACGCGCGAAGGATGGCGAGTCGGTCGCGGATCTGATCGAGGGCGTGAACATCCTGTCGGCGAAGGGCGAATTCGGGATGAAGGAGCGCCATAGCCGCTACGTGGTCAAGGGGCAGGATCGCGGCAGCGATGACGACTTCGAGACCCCGGAGACTCACACTCAGGTGAAGGCGGAGTCGGTCGATGACCAGGTGCTGCGCTATCGCCCGCTGGTGGTTCTGGCGGAAAGCCGTGGGCCGCATGCGACCTATAAGGACCGCGCGACATGGGAGCGCAACGTGCGGCGCGGCCGCAGCAGCGTGGCGACCGTGACGGTGCGGGGTTGGCGCAATGCCGCGACCGGCCAGCTGTGGCAGCCGAACACGATGGTGCATCTGGTTTCTTCCTGGCTGGGTGTGGATGCTTATGTGTTGGTGGTGGCAGTTACGTTCACCCTGGATGAAGAACGCGGTTTTGTGAGCGCGCTGCGCTTGTCTAGCCGCGATGCGTTCGACCTGATCGTGGGCAAAAAGACGCCGGGGCTGAAGGGCAAGATCAGAGAGTCCAAGTCCAGGGAGAAATCGCTGGGTACCGACTGGAGCACGTTCTGATGATGGCCACTATCAACAAGTTGCTTGATCCGCTTCGTCGCCGGATGCGGCTGATGATCGGCCGTGCGGTGCTGGCGGCTGCGGCGGATGACAGCAAGGGCGTCCAGTTGGTGCAGGTGAAGCTGCTGGATGGAGAGGTGGCGGATGGTGTCGAGCGGATGCAGAGCTATGGCTACACCTCGGTGCCGCTGGCGGGCGCGGAAGGCGTGATGGCTTGCGTTTCGGGCGATCGCAATCACGGGATCGTGGTGGTGATGGATGATCGCCGATACCGGCTGAAGAATCTGCAACCCGGCGAGGTGGCGCTGTACACCGACGAGGGCGACACCATTGTGATGAAGCGCGGCCGCAAGATCGAGGTGACGGCTGGGGCGGAAGTCACAGTGACGGCTCCGGTCGTTAAAGTTGAGGCGAGTACCAAGGTGACTTTAACGACACCGCTGGTGGAGATGACGCAAGACTTGAGCGTGGGCGGTTCGATTACAGCTGCAGGCGATGTCACTGCAGATGGCATTAGCCTTAAAACCCACTTGACCACCGGCGTTGTGCCTGGCGGTGGATTGTCAGGAGGGCCTCAGCCATGAGCGACATCAAGACCATTTTTGTGGATATGGAGCGCGGGGCCGACTTCGCCATCGAGTCGATGCTGCTCGCCCAGGATGATGGCTTGCGCACTGCGCTGATGTTGAGCTTATTCACCGACCGCCGTGCCGGTGATGACGATGTGCTGCCTGCTGGCGCAGAGGATCGGCGTGGCGTGTGGATGGACAACTATGCGGAGGTGCCGGGCGACTTGATGGGTAGCCGCTTGTGGCTGCTGCAGCGCGCGAAGCTGCTGCCCGAGACGGTGATCCGTGTGCGCGAGTATTGCGAGGAGGCGTTGGACTGGATGGTGCGTGACGGCGTGGCGAAGTCGGTTCTGGTGACTGCCTGGATCGAGCGCAGAACGCCTTTCGGCGTGATCGGCGCGAATATCGATATCGCCAAGCCGGACGGTACGACCACACGATTCAAATTCGAGAAACTCTGGAGCGCGACCTGATGCCTTTCAATAGACCAACTTTGCAGCAACTGATCGACCGCTCGGTGGGTGATATCGAGGCTGGCTTGCCTGGCACCGACGCGAAGCTGCGCCGCACCAACTTGAATGTGCTGGCCAAGGACATGGCCGCTGTGTCGCACGGCCTGCATGCCTACATCGCTTGGTTGGCCAACCAGCCGTTGCCGGATACGGCTGAGGCTGAATACCTGGACCGGCATGCCACGCTGTGGCTTGACCAGCCGCGCAAGCCTGCCGCTGCTGCTGTGGGCGACGTAGATTTCAGTGGGACAAATGGTGTAGTGATCCCGGCCGGCACGTCGCTGGTGCGGGCAGATGCTGCGGAGTTTGTGACTACGGCCGAAGGCACGATTGCGGGTGGTGTGGCGGCGGTTGCTGTAGCGGCGGTTGTTGCGGGCGCTGCTGGCAATTCCGTTGCGGGCATTACGCTGACGCTGACGACTCCGATCGCAGGCATCACCTCCACCGCGACAGTTGCGGCCGATGGATTATCCGGCGGCACCGACACCGAATCCGACTCCGCCCTGCGCGCCCGCGTTCTCGCCCGCATTAAAGAGCCGCCCCACGGCGGTGCCGCATTCGACTACGAGACCTGGGCGTTGGAAGTGCCAGGCGTCACCCGCGCCTGGGTGTACCCGCTCGAACTCGGCCCCGGCACTGTCACCGTGCGCTTCGTGCGTGATGACGACGCCAGCATCATCCCGGACGCGGGCGAGGTGGACACCGTGCAGGCTTACATCGATGCGCTGCGTCCGGTGACAGCACAAGTCACCGTGGTTGCGCCCGTCGCGGTGCCGCTGGATTTCACCATCGCGCTGACCCCGGCCACCGCATCGGTCAAAGCCGCTGTCGAAGCCGAGCTGACCGACCTGATCCGCCGCGAAGCCGAGCCGGGCGGCACCATCCTGCGCTCACACATCCGCGAGGCCATCAGCATCGCCACCGGCGAAACCGACCACACGCTGACCGTGCCCGCCGCTGATGTGACGCACACCACCGGCCAGATGGCCACGATGGGGACCATCACATGGGCATGACGCCGGCAGATTACCTGAGCCAGCTGCAGGCGCTGCTGCCGCAGGGGCCTGCGTGGGCGCGCGATCCGGATGCGGTGCTCACCCGCCTGCTGGCAGCGCTGAGCGAGGAATTCGCCCGCATCGATGCGCGCGCTGGCCAAGTGATCGACGAGGCAGATCCGCGCAACACCACCGAGCTGCTGGTGGACTGGGAACGCGTCGCGGGCTTGTCCGCGCTGTCTCCGCTGGATGGCAGCCTGCTCTCCACCGATCAGCGGCGCGCCAATCTGGTCTCGCGCATCACCGAGCGCGGCGGGCAATCGCGCGCCTATTTCATCGCCCGCGCCCTGGCGCTCGGCTACGTCATCACTATCACAGAGTTCAGTGAATGGAGTGTGACCGACGACGTTGATGCAAGCTTGAGCGGGGTGGAGTGGAATTTTGCCTGGCGCATCAACGCGCCATTGACAGCGGCCGGTGAATGGACGGTTGAGAGCGACGTGGAAGCGCTGTTCTCGGTGATCTGGGCCAGCGCCTTGATGGAAGCGGCTATGCACGACGACAAGCCGGCGCACACCGTGCTGCTGTTTAAATATTCATAGAGGAGATATACAGATATGGACAATCGAAAATGGTCATCCGGCGCATCCACCATCCCGCCATCCCCACCGGCAATACCGTCTATCGGGTATCCAACCAGGGGCAATCCGGCCCTCGGAATCGAGGCTACCAAGGGAGGGGAATACTGGTTCCACCAGGTCGGCGAAGAGCTGCGCGCGGCGATTGTCGAGAATGCCCTTGCACCAAGCGATGATGACTTAACGCAGCTCAGCAAAGCAATATCAACTCAATCGATCGATGTCGCCACCCGCTACCGACAAGCCGCACTGGCCGGTTGCTCGGCCATGATCGAAATTTAAGAAGGAGGTTTTATGCAAGGAATCCCAAAAGTACTGCAAACCCGCGACGATTTCGATCTTGCGCTGACGCTGGCGCGAGCCGGTGAGGCATCGGCATCTGTTGTGGCTCGACACTTCGTTGGGCTGGTCGAGTCGGCGCACCATTACGCATTTGATCGGGTGTTATTGGATACCGAGGCGGCTGATGGCGCGCCCCCTATTTTTTGCGTCACCGAGGCAACCGATCAAGACCCGGTTCGCCGCCAGCTTAAGCGCACCATCGACCCCGCCGCGCGGCTGCTTGCGCTTGGATTTACCTTGGTCGAGGTTCAAACCATCATCACTGAATTGGAGGCTATGTAATGGCTAGCGGAGATATCGTAATCGTGCCAGCCCAGGCGGCTGGGTTTTATAGTTTCCAGGGGCGGATTGCCAAAAACAGCGGCGGCGAACTGCTAGACATTCCCGAGGGTATGGTGAACATTGGCGGTAACAGTAAAGGGTATTTACTGGCATCTGTTGCTGGTTTCGACCCGTACGCCGCAGCCAATCGGGATGACAGTTTCACCATCATCGCTCTGGGTGATGATATCTATATCTACGCCTGCCAGCAGGCAACTGGTTATGCCAAGCTGGTTGCATCTAAAAATTCCACAGCTCCGGCCGGGTTTACGACATTGAACAGCCGTAAGATAGGCGGCTTCCATGTCGGCAGAATCCGCCCTTTGGCGCAGCGTTTTGTGGCCGCATATCTGCCACTGCCTGGTATCGTGCCCGGCAGCGTCTGGGATTTGGGTCATCGCCCAAAATGCAGCCCAGAGGGGATGAACGAATTTCAGCCTGGCTTGTGGGGTTCTATCTATCTGCTGTCCGTGATTTCTGGTGCATGGCCAGGCGTGGTATTTGGAAGCCGATACAACGTCTCCCCAGTGCGATCAACGGGTGGTTACAACCAGATTGATCTACACCGTGGAGTGCATGCAGTCGGGATGCGTGAGCCGTCCTTTGAGGAGTGGCTGATGATGGCGGATGGCGCTCCTCAGGGTCTGGCTGACACCAATGATACCGCATGGTCTGCCACAACAAATACCGCCCCATGCAACACTGGTGCCGTTCAGAAATCCGTGTCGTGCGCCAATTTTGTCGATTGCGTCGGCAACCTTTGGGAAAATATTTCCGGCCAGTTCGACATTGGTAATTCGAACAACGCCTATGCATGGGACGCAACCGTTGTGAATACTGGGCAGGATGCCGCGCAAGCGCGCGGCCAGGTCCACCACGTTGCCTGGCGCTACGCCATCGCTGGCGGCAATTGGGGTGAGGGCGCGCACGCAGGCGCTCGGTGTCTCGGTACGGGTGCCAATGCCTGGAGTGCGGGTGGCGCTGTGGGCGTGCGCGGCGTCAGTGAATCCTTATGAGCTTAGGTCTTGATTTGCCCGGCCACGGCAGTGGCAGGGCTTCGGATTTACCTCGGCTCAGGGTTTTGGAGCTGTGTGAGCAGTTGATTGTTGAGGCGATGCCGGTGCTGGATAAAATCCCACGCTGCCATCGTTACCGCTACGGCGCGCGGTTGGAGTCGGCGTTGTTTGCCTTGCCAGAGCTGGTGGTGCAGGCAGCGAGTTCAGGCACCAAGACCAAGGTGTTTGCATTAACGGATCACCTGGAAGCAACCAATGCGCTGTTGCGCATCGGCGCGGAGCGTAAACTGATCAGCCCGCGATTCGTGGGTCACATCATGAGCGCACCCACCGAGGCTGCGCCACGAGGCGGGCTGTTGCGTCAGGTTGGCGCGATGGCTGCATCGTGGCGCAAGTCGGTAAAAATGTAGTAATGCAACAAGGGATAAGGCGGGTTTCGACGCGCGGCCAGGTCAACCACGTTGCCTGGCGCTACGCCATCGCTGGCGGCAATTGGAATGAGGGCGCGCACGCAGGCGCTCGGTGTCTCAATACGAATGCCAATGCCTGGAATGCGAATGGCAATGTGGGCGTGCGCGGCGTCAGTGATGCGATAGCAGCAGATCAACACCAAGATGCGCGGGCGGAATCCCGTGCGCCATGCATCCCCTACGGATCAGCCGTTTTATCCCAGCCGGGCTTCCGGCTAAATATCAAAAAACGCCATGCAGTCGTGATACCAAGCCGCTGCATGGCACCTAAAAAATATGAGCAAAAAACACGATCACCTTATTGAGCGGATTACCGACTGGGACAACCTGCTACTGGCCTATCAAAAGGCCCGCAGCGGCAAGCGAGATCGCTCTGAGGTTCAGGTATTTGCGGCTGACCTTTGGCTCCATCTGGGGAATATTCAGCACCATCTATTGGGCGGCACCTATCGCATGGGAGACTATCGCCGCTTTGTTGTATATGAGCCAAAGCGGCGCGAGATACTGGCCGCGCCGTTCGCTGATCGGGTGGTGCAGCACGCCATCCTTAACGTGGCGCACCCGATCTGGAACGCCTGCATGATCGAAGACACCTATGCCTGCCGGGATGGTAAGGGAACACACGTCGGCGCAGACAGGCTGCAACAATGGCTGCGCGACATGTCAGCCCACAAGCCGCTGGCCGAGGTATGGATCGCCAAGACAGATTTCAGCAAGTACTTCCAGCGCATCCGGCACGCTGATCTGAAGAGGATCTGCCGCCGCAAGATCGCCTGCGCTCCAACCCTGCACCTGCTGGATACCATCATTGACAGCACACCTGGTGAAGTCGGCATCCCGGTCGGCAACCTGACCAGCCAGTGGCTGGCCAACCTGCTCGGCAACGAGATCGACCAATGGATCAAGCGCGAGCTGCGCGTGAAGCGCTATCTGCGCTACATGGACGACATGGTGGCGATCTTCGCCAGTCAGTCTGAGGCGGAGCTGTTTGTACGGCAGGTTGAAGTGCGCGCAGCCCAGTACGGGCTGACGTTTTCAAAGTGGAGCGTGCATCGTGCAACGCAAGGCATCAACGCCCTCGGCTACCGGATATGGCCAACCCACAAGCTGCTGCGCCGTCGAGCGATAGTGATGTTCAGGCGTGATATGAGACGCCTAGCGCGCGGCAGGGCTGAGGGCTTGGCGAGTATTGATCAGGTAACTGCTAGAGTTACAGCGTTTGTGGCGCATGCTAAGCATGGGGATACTTGGCGGCTGCGGAAAAAATTGTTTTCGTTTGGTTGGTTGGTTTAACGGGGTTCGGGTTTATCTGCGTTAAACCCAACTACCTTTTGTGCCAAATGCGGCGCAAATCAGTGCCAAATGCGGCGCACGCTTACAGTTCCAGTTGGTGCGTGCAGTCCAGTGCCGCCAGTTTGTAGCATTCTGCCAGCGTCGGGTAGTTGAATACGTTGCTGATCAGGTCGCGCACGCTGCCGTTCAGGTTCATCACCAGCTGACCGATGTG